GTTTTTCCATAAAATAATTTAGCTCGAGTAAATTCTTCTGTATCATTGCGAGCGTCTTTATTTGTTCTGCGCGAGACTTCGTCGGGGCGATTGCTACGTACACCCCACTTTTGACCTTTTACGCCATAGTGTTCTAGAAAATCTAAGTCTTGTTGTGTTGGCTGCGTCATTCGAAAGCCTCCTTGTGCGCTTTGTAGGCGACATACGCGTCCATCATAGCGGAGACGTTGTCGATTTTTTCTTCTTGTCGTTTTTTAAAAAGTTTTCGGTTGCCGTTCGTGTCTTCTAACGTGACGGCGTTACCCATTGCGAAAGCCATGAGGTCTTGATCGAATATTAATAGCCTCTCGCCGCTTAGAATCTTAAGTTCACCCAGAGGAACCGATTCGGTACGAGATCCTTGAATAACTTTTTCAATTCCATATGGACCATTCTCGGCTTCCCATCGACTCACAAATTCTTTAGCGTTGTATGGATCGAATCCAAAACTACGCACGTCATACTCGGATTTAAGAATGAACGCGTCCAAATCATCATAAACTTCCATCATATCCAACACGGTTCCGTCTAGAATATGTAAACTACCCTCCGCAATAAATGTTTCGTACTTAGCGCGCATGGCGCCAGGTAATCGCATTAGCGTCAGTGATGAAATATAACTTCGAGTTTTGATGCCGAACATTCCATTGGAAAGTGGAAACATGAAAGTGAACGCGCAGAAGTCGTCACCTTGCGATAGGTCCGCGCCCAAAGAACACGGGAGTCCCCAAAACTCTCTCGCGCGATGGGGCATTGTTTCTTCGTACGTGAAAAAGTAAGTGTAACCCTCCATGGGTATACCGAATCGTTTAGCCAAGATGTCGTTTCGAGACGCGGGAGCTTTTTCGGCGCGTTCCACATCTAGTTGATATACTTCGTATGTCACTGTCGATCCCAAATTTGGGTTTGCTTTTAACCAAGACGATGGGTCAGAAACTTCTTCCACGTCATCTAACTTGTAGTGCCATATCGAAATATGAGGCGCTTGATAGTCGCCTTTAAGAATGCTCGCCAATTCCATCTTTATAGTATCGCCGCTACCGTTACGTACAGTTCCTTCGGAGCTTATCGCTACAATCAAGTAATCATCTAATTTTGATGCCCCTTGTTCAACGGCGCCGACGACATCTTCACGAATATCGCCAGACAACCACTCATCGATGGTTGAAACTTTAGGACGAAGACCCTGTAGTTTATTGATCGCCATCGGACGAATTTCTAGTATTGAACCAGTCAGAAAATTTTCTATACCTTTTTTTGTTGAAGATAACTTTACTCGATTGGCTTTCGACCCCGTGGTATTTTGAAGCGAGCCTTCGGTTAGGAAGCGAAACAAAGGACCTCGCGCGCGAGTTATTGCGGTGCGCAAAGGCGACATCACTTCGTCTGCCTGTTTCATTGTCGGGGCGGTGGTTATCTGATGTGTGGTCGCCGTGTCTACGTTCAGAAAATAACTCTGAATGCAGGCGGCGTACATCGACTTGGCCGCGCCACGGGCGACGATCAAATATTGTTTTGTGGTTAAGCGTTTCTTTATCCGTTTAACGACATATTTTCCAACTTCACCGTTTTCTCCTGGTTCGTACACACTACGATCTACGAAATAATACCAGCCAAAAATTTGCTCTGCCCATAACTTAAAAGAGTCTAACAAATTTAAATCCGTACCGTCGGTGAGTGTTAACTCGTTCTCGCAATAACGGATAAAGCCTTCCATTGCGGAACTATCGTAATATATGTTCGGGTTTGCTATTAGTTCGTCTATACGATTCATCTCCAGCGAAACTTCTCTGTTCACTGGTACATCGCCTTTAAGTACTGCGTTTCTAAATTCGAAATAATACTTTGGTGTTGCCGTGTTCGATAACCCCATCGACTTCACCTCGTTTCTTTATTTGTCTTTTTTGGCAATCGAAAGTCGTACTTGATCAGAAATAAATGTTTGCACTAGAGTGTTGACTATAGATCTTCCGCTGTTTTCCAATATTGACTGCGCGTATTTACCACCAGACGTCTTTGGCGACCTTGCTAGCTCCAAATATTGTTGTTCTAAACGCATACGATTTACAACTTTTTGTAGTTCGTCGGTAGACAACTTTCGCGTTGGTCCTAAAGGATCCACGGCGACGGGTCTAGGTCGCTTTCTTGTTACGCCCCATTTTTGACCTTTTACTCCATAATGAATTAATAGATTTTTGGCGCTTACCTGTGTATTCATTAAAACAATCCTCCTACCGCAGTTGTTTCTCTAAGAACGTTGATTCGCCATTCGTATTCGACCAGTTGTTTTTCCACAGCCTCAATTAAAAATGACGTCGCTGGGGGGTCGAACAATAAACGTACTTTTAACGGTAAATACGATTTCACGATTTGTAATTGATCGGCGGGGATGTTTAAATCATTCCAGTGCGTAGTGTCATCGGAAACGTACACGTTTGCGGCCGATTCGACGCCCAATTGTGCCAACACAACCAGCGATGCGTTTACGTGTATTAAAATATCATCATCGAATACGTCATAACGAGGAGTTATCCCCAACAACTTTTTAACGCTGTTTAAAATGCTTTGTTCCATCGGGGCGTCCTTATACCAGTAACGACATCTCGATCATCGAGCGCTGTGTCGGGGCGTCCAATGCGCCGGTAACTTCTAGGTTAAGAAAAGACTGCCAAGCTTTGATGCTCGCGACTGTCTTTGCGCCTAAATGTCCGTCGAGCGTTAGGCCTTGCCCGGAGATATCGTTTAAGATGTTTTGATAAAATTTTACGTCGTTGCCCGTCGAGCCGAGGGCCATTACTCTACTTGCGAATTCCACAATAACTCCTTGCGATGGCGGTTGTGTTGATGGGACAGGTGGTTGAAGGACAGGTGGTTGAAGGACAGGTGGTTGGGGCGGATTAAAGCGTATTGGTCGATCAAATACGAGATCATAACGACCGGCGTTAACCCATGAATCGTAGCCGTCCAACTCAATTGGCTGCATGTGCCATGCTTCCGTAGAAACATTCATGTGCACTCCATAATTAACGGCGTCGGATTGACCTTGCGCTGGAACTTCCGACCATTTCGGAGATCGGTGTCGACCGCCAGGATTAACCACAACCATGTCCCATGCGGTATAAAATCGACCGGACGGAAAAAGTTGTCCTTCGTGAAAGGAGCGCCCCGGGGGAGCAAAACCGTTTTTAATCGGTTGGTTGCCGGGTGGGCGATACCCTCCGCCTATCCCGAATTTTCCGCCTTTATACAGAATAAACGCGAACCCGCGGCGAGCTGCTTCGGGATGCATGTGCGGTTCGAACGTGTTTCTTAAAACGTCGAACGTGACCAATCTAGTTCCGTAGAACATTGGATATAAAATTTCCATGGCGATCTCTTTTCGTTACCAGAGTTTCGTGTCCCCGCGAGAACGAGGAACGTAGGGAGTTCTTAATTGGCTTGCCGATCCGAAGTGTATGGCATTATGAGTGTCTTTAGTAGTCGTTATCAAATATTCGGCGTCGAGAATCCAGTCAACTCCATTTAAAACGTCGTCAACCGTCATTGGGTTCATGTGATGAACTAAGAGTGCGCCATTAATCTCATGGCCTGGCACTCCTAAATCACACCCAGAATCCCTTAAAATGACTGAAAGTCTAACTTGCTTCCATTCGTACGAAGTATAAAATGCTTGATTAATATGACGATCGAAGCCGAAAGTCGAGACACCAACACTTGCCGAAAGATTTAAATACTCGAACCTTTCGGAAAATGAATTACGGCGGCATAACTCGGAGTATGATCGCTCATTCATCGCCAACATCTTCCGGTGTTTCTCGACCCGTGTATGAGCGCATAGCATCTAACGCTTCTTTGTACATGGCTTCCACTCTTTGTCCGGAAGCTATAGCTTCCACTTTAGCTACCAACAGGTTGTTTTCTCCGCGGAGACGCTCTTGTTCTAAAGATTCTCTAGTGGAGCCAAGTTTTAAATAATGAGTAATTACTTGAGAGGATGCCGTGCCGTCCAATAGTTGCTTCTCCGCCAATCGAACCGCAAGAGAAACTAATTGGCTTTCTCGGTTTTCGATAGTAGTTGCTGGCGGTCGCCGATATTTATTCTTTGGTTGCTGCGGCAAAATATTCTCCTAAGACTAGATTAGCATGACGCGGTGAAGCGTAGTTAAACTATTTCCAAACGAATATAGCCAGGTCACTTGTCTTCCGGAGTCGTAGGTGCGCGCAATTACTTTAGAGCCAATCACTGCCGCGCCATCGGCATACATGTTCGTCGAAATCGGCACGAGAATATTCTGAACAACAGAATACTTGAAAAATCGATGCGTACTATCTTTTCGTACGAACAGGCCGTCGCCAAAATAAGCGACGGAGGACCCGGTCGTGAAAGTTTCGCCTGCCGATCCATAAGTAACGATGGCCCAAGCACCGGCACCTGCTGTTCCGCCAGCAATATCAAACCGATCCAACGTCGCGGAGCCGCCACCTCGGAACGAATAAATGTAACGACCGTCTTTTATATCGGTCTCGTTCGACCATTCGACATCGTCTGTTTTTGTCGCTAGATTTGCGGTTCCTCCGGTTGAAAATGATCCACCTCTAGCTACTGTTGGAGCTAGCGTGATCCAAGAGTTTGCGCTCTTGCTGTAACGATATGTAGTGCCTGAAGAATTTCCAAAGAGATAAATGTTGTTGTCGTTACACTCGATCGCGAACACGCTTGTCGCGTCCGGCGTAACCGAAAATGTCGGACCAACGGACACCGTGTTTGTTGTGTTGCTCGTGATTGCACGAACTTGACCGATGCCGGTTCCCGCCGTTATTCGTAATTGGTAGTTTGTCCACTGGTTCGCAGTCCACGTTTTACCCGTGGTTACTACGGTGGATGTTGACGATGTTACAGCGCCAGAAGAATAAATGTGCGCAGATGGAGTAGCAACCATTCGTGCGTCGGTACCCCAAGTTGCGGGTAATCCAGCGATTGCGAGGTTGGTCCAAGTGCTCGTGAAAACATCATACGATTTGAAGCTGCCTGTCGCTAATGTACCGGCGCTCATCACATAAAACACCTGAGTGTCTAAAACGAACGTGTCGTTGTTAGCGACGGCGAAAGGTAACGTTGAAAATTTTAGCGTTGATGTACCGCCCGGAACGTAATTAATACTCGTTACGGTAGCGTCCAATCCGGAGTTTGCCCCCGTTATAAAACGTATAGTCTTACCCTTTACTGCGGCGGTCGGATTGATAGCGATGGTCGCCGTGGTGGTTGAACCCCCAGTAGCCGTTATTACGTTCGACCATCGTCCAACCGAACCACAGGCGCCGGCACCGAAAGTTCCGGCAAGCGACGCCGATGGCAGAGAAACCCACGAATCTTCGGCAAAAGAGTATAAATACTGTAATGCCGACGAGACTACGAGTAACGCGTATTCGCCCAATCCATAATAGTCTTCCGTTATAATAAGCGATCCCGTAGACGAAGCGTTTGGAGACGGCGTCATCATCTGCCATTCTTTTCGATCTGTTAATTTTTTGTTGTTCTGTTGTGCAGGCATGAAAGTCCTTTAACTATAAGATATATTTGCGCAGTTTTCTTGAGCGGGACCGTTCGTCCAGCTTTGGACGATTCCTGCGGAAGACTGGTTACCGAACGATGTGGTGGCAAGGTTCGTCAGAGAACCCACAGTGGTTAAACTCCCATTAACGGTAGTCGTAAGTGAAGGTCCACCGCCAACGATTTGGACGCGTAATGCCGCGTTTATCTCTCTCACAGAATGTAATACAGCCAGCATTTGATCGACGCTGGCGCTCACTTCTAACATAGCTTGTTGCGTTTGTTCGAGATTTAAATCTCCGAACGCGTTTCGTATTGTCATAATCCGTCCTCATACAAGATTTGAAGATTTCCGTCAGTGGTATCTAACCAAAGCCACGGTGTTGTTGGGAGTGGTTGAGTGCCTCCGATGTACACGTTTGTTGTTCCTGCAGGACCTTGAGCGCCTGTAGCACCGGTAGGACCTTGAGCGCCTGTAGCACCGGTAGGACCATCGTTACCAATAGGACCTTGAGCGCCTGTGTTTCCTGTAAGACCAATAGGACCTTGAGCGCCTGTAGAACCGGCAGGACCATCGTTACCAATAGGACCTTGAGCGCCTGTAGCGCCCGTGTTTCCTGTAAGACCAATAGGACCTTGAGCGCCAGTGTTTCCTGTAAGACCAATAGGACCTTGAGCGCCAGTGTTTCCTGTAAGACCAATAGGACCAATAGGACCTTGATCG